AGTCAATCGGCCACGGCTGTCGATCGGGGCGCCGATCATCGGGCCGGTCGACCTGCTCAATACCTTGCAAGGCGGCAATGGCTGGCCGGATACGGTGCGCGAAATCATTCGGCTCGGCCTGATCGGTGGCGGCATGAAAGGCGACCGCGCGCTGGTCTTGATAAAGCGGTTTGTCGAACCGCCGGGCATGCTGCTATCGGCCGAGGTGATCGCCTACCGGGTGCTGCTGTCAGCGCTGACCCCAGCCGAGACCGATGAGCCGGTGGGAAAAAATGGGCCGGCCGACGAGATGGCGACGCCGACCGGATCAGTTTCGCCGCGATCTACGGCACCGGGGCTGCAATAGGCTTTGCCCCGCATGACGTCGACCGCTGTTCACTCTGGCAATTCGCCGCGATGGTCGACGGCTGGAACGCGGTGCATGGTTCGGCACCGAAACCGGAAGCACCCGACGATAGCGAATTCGAGCGCATGGTCGAGGCCAGCGCCGAACTTGAAGCGCGGCAGATGATCCATGGCCGAACAGGGTGACGAGGAACTACAGGGCTACTTTAAAGACCTGTCGTTCAAGCTGAAACGCGAACTGGTGACGGTGATCAAGGAGCAGGCCGACGGGCTGGCCGAAGCGATCAAGTCGGCGGCGCCGGTCAAGACCGGACGGCTGCGCGATAGCGTCAAGGTGCGGCGCGGGCGCAATACGCTGGAACTGGTGGTAACGGCGGGCGGCGATGACACCACCGTGAGCGAGCGCGGCGAGGGCGGCCAATACGACTATTCCCTGGCGGTCGAATTCGGCACATCGCGGCAACCGGCGCAGCCATTCTTCTGGCGCATCTATCGCGAACGGCGATCCGATATCGAGCAGGCCATCAATGATGCCGTCGAACAAGTTTTGAAAGGCTAGCGTATGGCACCGTCACTGCGTATTCCGATATCGGTCAATACGCAACAGTTCGAGCAACAGATGGGCGAGCTGGGTCGCATCACCCAGACCGCCGTTAAGCAGGCAACCAAGGAGCTGGTGAAGCTCAATGCCGAACTGGCGCTGAAAGGCTTGCAAACGGGCCTTCCGTTGCTCGGGCTATTTACTAAAGAGTTGGCCAAGGCGGCCTATCAATCCGGCCTACTCGGCAAAGCCATGTTGGGGTTTGCCAGGGTAGCATTGCCGATCGCGGCAGTGGTCGGCACCTTCGAGGCGATCGGGGCTATCACCGACTTTGCCCGGCAGAAGATCGAGGAGTTCGTCAAGACGCAGGAGAAGGCCAGCGCTGCCGGCGTCTCGGCCGAATTTTTCCAGCGCTGGGTCAAGGGCGGCGAGGCGATCAAGCTATCGATCGATGATGCTACCGCGGCGTTGCAACGGTTCGCCGACGCGGCGAAAAGCAAGCTCGGCGGCAGCGACGTACAAAAGCGCTTGGTCGAATTGCAGGAAGCCGGCAATCCGATTGATAGTAAGGCGTTCGAGGGCGCGACAGGCAACCAGGCCAAGCTGGAAGCCTTCGTTGCCATGGTTACCAAGATGCGAGACGCCGGCCTGGTGCTGGCGTCGATTGATCTGACAGACAAGTTCCTGGGAGGGAAAGTTGCCGAAGCCTTCCGGGCCGACGCCGGCTATCTCGACCGGCTGCTGGAAAGCGCCAAGGCGATCGAGGCCACCAAACTTGTGAGCCAGGAGGATATTAACCGCGCGGTTGATCTGACCAACCGGTTAGAGGCGGCGCAGAAACTGCTCGCCGAAAAATGGGTGCCGTTGCAACGCGAACTGTTGAAGCTCGGCCTCGATTATAACGAAAGCTGGATTAATTTTTATCAGAACGTCGCCGCCACGGTTTCGGCGGCAACCCAACTGCTCGGCATCTTTGAGAAGCTCGGCGGCCAGATCGAGCAGCTCGGCAAGGCGTCGTTCTGGACCAAACTAACCGAGGCAACCGGAAGGCTCGGGCTCAATACCGCGCTGCCGGAAGAAATGAAACTGACGCCGGGCAATCTGGCCGGCACCGGGTCACAGGCGCAGCAGGCACTGGCCTCGGGCCTGAAAAACCCGGCGCTGGTCGCGGCAGCGCAACGCCAGGCCACCGAAATCCAGAATCTGCTGCGCGGCGACATTTCCAAGCCGCCCGGTGCAGCCGCCAAGCCGGCTGCCGAGGCCGAAGGCTTCTACGATCGCCAGAACGCGCAGATCGAAAAACATATTGCGCTGATGACGGCGGACGGCGAGGCGGTCGGCAAGAGTGTCGGCGAGCGCGAGCGGCTGCGCGTCGAGGCGCAACTCTACGAAGCGTTGCTGCGCGATGGCGTCACCGACACCGAAAAATATGCTGAGGCCATTTCCAACATGGCCGAGCGCGCCGGCGCGGCGGCGCAGAAAACCGCCGAACTAAACGGCGCGTTGGCCAAGATCAATCAGGCTAGCCAGGTGCTCGGATCGGCGGTGTCGACCGCGTTCGCCGATGCCATCGTTGAAGGAAAGAAGCTCGATGACGTGCTGAAAAGCCTGGTCAATACGCTGCTCAAAGCCGCAATCAATTCCACGATTATGAGCCTGTTCACGCCGGGGGCGGGACAGACCGCATCGCCGCTGGCGAAGGTGTTCGGGTTTGCCGGCGGTACCGACTACGCGCCGGGCGGGTTTGCAATGGTCGGCGAAAAGGGACCGGAACTAGTCCATCTGCCGCGCGGCAGCCAGGTGATCCCGGCCGATGCCACCCGTGGCATGATGGGCGGCGGCGGCGCGATCTACTATTCCCCGGCGATCGACGCCAGGGGCGCTTCCGTTGAGGCGGTGGCGCGGCTGGCGCAAATCATGGAAGCCGATCGCGCGGCGTTTGCGTCGCGCACCGTGGCCGTCGTTCAACAAGCAAGACGCAGCCGTCTTCCTGGCATTTAACCGCTGATGCTTGATACGGAGAAACAACCGTTGCAGAATTATTGCCAGGCACGACATGGCCAGGCCAGATGCGGCCGGGCCGGGCGCGGGCGGACGTGGCTGGGCAAGCCAGCCGCGGGTGCTTGAGCTATGGCCATCACCTATCCCATTAACCTGTTGCCAGGTTTTCCCGGTTGGACAACGGGCTTTAGTTTGCGCTGGCGCCAAGAGCAATCAACGCAGGCGTCGGGCCGCATCCTGGTGAAAGACATGGGTTCGCCGCTGTGGACATTGCGCGCGGCGAGCAAGACGCTATCTCCAAACAACCTCGACGCCTGGAAGGCGCGACTCGAAAGCCTAGAGAACGGGTTGCAAACGTTCTGGGGCTATTCAATGACGCGGTGCTATCCGATCCTGTATCCGCGCGGCAGCTGGCCAACCGGCACTAGCTTTACCGGGCTGACCGCCAACCTCGCCAGCATCAATGCCAACCGCAAAGCCATCACACTATCGGCGCTGCCGGCCGGCTTTACGCTATCGGTCGGCGATTACATTTCGATCACGATCGGCACGCGCAAGGATTTGCATCAGGTGATGGAGGCGGCGACCGCCGCTAGCGGCACCACCACCGAATTCGAAATCCGCCCGCACCTCTGGCCGGATGTCACCATCACCAAGGCGGTTGCGGTTAAGCAGCCGGCGTGTCTGATGGCGATCGTGCCGGGCTCGCTATCCGCTGACGCCGGCTTGAATGGCTGGGGCGCGCTGTCATTCCAGGGAATAGAGGCGCGGCTGTGAGATCGTTATCCGCCGCCAACATCACCGCGTTGGCCGATCGCCGGCTGATGCCGCGCGACTTTGTGTGGTTTGTGGTGCGCGATCGAACCACCGGCGCCGCGGTGACGGATGGTTATTGGAGCGACGTCGGCGACATTACCGCCTCGATCATTGATCCCGATACCGGCGGCACGGTATCGAGAAGCTGGGCCGGCGCCGGCTCGCTGATCCAGATTTCCGATATTCCGCTGGTCAGCAATTTGACGGTGCAGAATATCACCATCACGTTGAGCCAAGTGGCCGATCGGGTCAACACGCTGGTACGCGCTTACGATTGCAAGCAGGGCCGGGTGGAGGTGTATCGCGGCCTGTTCGATCCGGTCACCCGGATCATGGTGGCGCCGGCCGCGCCGCGTTTTGTCGGCACCATAGATGAGGCGCCGATCACGACGCCGAAGGAAAACGAAAGCGGCGACGTTCAATTAACCTGCACTTCGAATACCGCCGAACTCACCCGCAGCAACACCGATACCCGTTCCGACACGTCGCAAAAGCTGCGCGCCGCAACCGACGATTTTTTTGCCGACGCCGCGGTGGTCGGGACCTGGCAAAATTTCTGGGGGCGGGAAGGCGGCCGGATGCCGGCCGGCGGACTTGGTAGGGCGCGCGGACCGGGCACGCCGAGCGGCGGCGGTCTGCCGCGGCAATGATCCGGCTTGGCACCGAGGCCGACAAGGCGCGGCTGATTACGCTGTTGCGGCACTCGCACAGTGCGGCATTCTTTAACGCGACCGAAAGCGTGTTTCCTTTCGAATTCGATCCGGCTTACGCCGAGCGGCTGGTGCTGGTGCATCTGATGCCGCGGCATCTCTGTCTGGTGCTCGATGTCGAGGGCACCGCGCAGGGCGTTCTGATGGCGGCGGCGGCACAACATCCGTTCGGGCCGGTATGGCTGGCGCGCGAAACCGTGTGGTGGATCGAGCCGGACTATCGCGGCCTCGCCGCCGTGAAAATGCTCGACGGTTACGAGAGCTGGGCGCGCGGGCTCGGCTGTCAATACATCGGCATGGCCAGCATGGGCGATGACCCCGACGTCGGCCGGCTCTATCTGCGCCGCGGCTTTAAGGTGGCCGAGCGGCATTTTTTGAAAGCGATCTGATCGGTGGCAATCTTTACCGCGCTTGCAACCATGCTCGCTGCCACCGAGCTACTGGCCGGTACGTTCCTGGCGACGCAGTTGGGCGTTGGCCTGATGGCGGCCGGCATGGCGATTGCCACCAGCGTCGCGGTCTCGGCGGTAATGAAGTCGCTAGCCGGCGAGCCGGAAGCGGCCAAAGCGGATCATTTCGGCACCCAAGGCACGCTGGCGGCCGGCGGCGATATCCCGCGATCGTTCGGCCTCGGCAAGCATATGACGGCGGGTTCGTTGACGTATGCGAACTATTGGGGCCGCACCTCAGAGACGCCGAACGCCTATCTCACCCAAGTGATTTGTGTTTCTGATCTGCCGCGCGAGCAGTTGATCGAGGTGTGGATACAGGGCGAGAAGGTCACGTTGTCCGGGCCGGTCGACGCCAGCATGGGACAATCGGTCGCCGAATATGCTAAGGCCGGCGTCCAGCATCTCTGGATCAAATACTATGACGGCACGCAAACCGCCGCCGATACATTCCTGACCGGCACGGTATCGTCGACCGATCGGCCGTATGGGGCCACAAGGATTGGGACCGGGGTCTGCTATGTGATCTGCACGGCGCTGGTCGATGATACCTTGTTCACGGGTTTTCCGGCATTCAAGTTCGTGATGAGCGGCATTCCGCTTTATGACCCGTCGAAAGACTCGACCAACGGCGGCAGCGGATCGCAGCGCTACTCTAACCCGGCGACCTGGGGCGGCGACGGCGACCAATTCCCCGCCGTGCAAGTCTACAATGTGCTGCGCG